CTACCTGACCAAGAAGGGTGTTGCGGCCGAGGTCATCCACGGCAGTGTGAGCGCGACCAAGCGCGGCGACATCATCCACAGATTCCAGACGCAGCCCAACCCCAGGGTGCTTATCATGCAGCCGCAGGCAACGGCGCACGGGATTACCCTAACCGCTGCCGACACGGTGGTCTTCTATGGCCCGCTGATGTCTGTTGAGCAGTACATCCAGTGCATCGCACGCGCTGACCGCAAGGGCCAGAACAGCGACAAGGTCACAGTGGTGCACATCCAGAGCTCCCCCATCGAGCGCAAGATGTTCAAGGCGCTGACGGCCCGCGTCGATGACAACGACCTGCTCACGGCCATGTTTGAGTCGGAGATCAGATCATGAAAGGAGGCACTTGCAAAAGCCGAAAACCCGTGTAAACTGTCCAACGCTTGACAAAACAACAGGAGAAAGCACATGACGGAAACTGAAGACGAAGTGGTCCCCATCGACCTCCTCGTGAAAATCCACACCAAGATCAAATCACGCATCGACGCGCTGACCAAAGAGTACGACACTGCGGTGGAGCAGCTCAAGGCTCAGCAAGACGAGGTGCGCTTTGCCATCAAAGACAAGATGAAAGCCCTCGGGCTCAAGTCTGTCAACACATCTTACGGGACGGTCTCCCTCTCGACTAAGGTGCGCTACAACACGCAGGACTGGGACTCGTTCAAGAAGTTCATTCTTGACCACCAAGTCGTTGACCTGCTGGAGAAGCGCATCGCACAGACGAACATGGCGACCTTCCTGTCAGAGAACCCGGGTGTTGTTCCACCCGGTTTGAACTCGCACACCGAGTTCGAAATTCGTGTAACCAAGTCTAAGTGAGTTAACCATGAGCAATATCACGCTTTTTAACGCCTCCAACGTCCCCGCCTTCGCTCGCAACAACGAGCTGTCTGAAACTGCCAGAGCCCTGACGGGCGGCAGTGCTGGTGCCTCGACCAAGCGCATCTCCATCAAGGGCGGTGTGTTCCGCCTTGTCTCTGGTGGCAAGGAGATCGCGTCGATTGATGACCGCCACCTCGATGTGGTTGTCGTCAAGGCAGCGCCCAAAGTCAGCCGCATCTTCTACGCAGGTGCGTACGACCCAGACAAGATTGCCGGGCCCGACTGCTGGAGCAACGACGGCGAGAAGCCCGACGCCTCGATCAAGGAGCCGCAGAACAAGACCTGCATAGGCTGCCCCCAGAACGAAGCGGGCTCGGGCAACGGCAACAGCCGCGCCTGCCGCTTCCAACAGCGCCTTGCTGTTGTGCTGGCCAACAACCCCGATGGCGATGTGCTGCAGCTCACGCTGCCGGCCACGTCGATCTTTGGCAAGGAGGACGGAGACAAGCGCCCGCTGCAGGCATATGCGAGGTTCCTGGCTGCGCAGACCCCGCCGGTCAACCCCGAGCAGATCGTCACCCGCATGAAGTTCGACACCAAGGCCGAGAGCCCCAAGCTGTTCTTCACGCCCGTGCGCTGGCTCAATGACCCCGAGTACGATGTCGTTACCCGGCAGGCTGAGAGCGACGATGCCAAGCGCGCCGTCATCATGACGGTGGCGCAGGCCGATGGGGTCAAGCCCAAGGCAGCGCCGATGGATATCCCTGGCAAGCCGACGCAGGCCAAAGCCGCGCCCAAGGTCGAGGCTGTAGAGGATGAGGACGAGGCACCGCCGCCCAAGCCAACCAAGGCCCCCAAGACCAAGCCCGTGGCGTCTGAGGACGACGAGCCAGAAGTGCGCAAGGCTCCGTCCAAGGAGACCGCTGTCCCCGCCAAGAAGTCCAAGCTCGCTGACATCGTCAGCGACTGGGACGACGAGTAAGGAGTATTGGGGGCTGGCAAACGGCCCGGTTCGATTCCGGCACGCACTGTGGAGTGGTGGGTTCGATCCCCACCCAGCCCCCACCTACACCATGTCTTATTCACAAAAAACAATCGACGCTGTTCTGTCAGCACCCAAGACCCCGGGCAACCAGCTCGGGCGCTGGGCCATCCACCTTGACTTCCCCGTGACCAAGATTGCGCAAGCCCTTGGCGTCACCCGGCAAACCGTGTACAACTGGTTCGTGGGCAAAGACGTTTTCGTTGCGTACCAAAATCGCGTGGAGCTGTTGTTGATCATCATGAAGTCCTCACGCACAGCCGATGAGGCATGGAGAAGAATATGTCACGAGTACAACTTACCAACATGACCGACGAGGAGCTCCTGCGCTACGCGTACATGGAGAAGGACGACGCCCTGGTGCTGGAGCTGTGCGCTCGCATTGCCCGCTTGCTCGACGAGAACGCCGAGCTCAAAGTACAACTGAACTTCAAGCCACACTAACACCCGCGCCAAGGAGCCTTATGACACCGCTTGAGTTTCTAGCGGAGGTTCTGCCGTCGCCGGGTAACGGGTTTTACTGCGCCGCAGAGCTTACAAACAAGAAGTCACACGTATATGGGGAGACGCTGGAAGAGATCATGCCCACCATTGAGAAGTGGGCCAAGAAGGGCTACGACACATATTTCGCGCTGGGCACGTTCGGCACGAACAAAGACCGCACCAAGGAGAACATGCACGCCAGCCAAGTGCTGGCAGTAGACCTCGACTGCAACCACCCCAAGGACATCCCCGACGAGAACGGCGTCATCAAGACCAAGGCATACCCTAGCGCCAAGGCTGCCGCTGCTGCACTGCACAAATTTTGCGAAGACTCCGGGCTGTCGTCCATAGGCGACCCCTGGCTCGTGCACTCAGGCGGCGGCATACACGCGTACTGGCCGCTCACGGACATGATGTACAAGGAGGACTGGTTCCCCCTGGCCAAGCGGTTCAAGGAGATGTGCTTCAAGCACGGGTTGCAGATCGACGCCGCTGTGACGGGCGATGCCTCTCGGGTGCTGCGCGTGTTCGACACGACCAATACCGGCGTCAAGAACGGCAAAGCCGTGCGCGGTGCAACCCAGGTGCGGTTTATCTCCCAGGGCGACCGCTTCGCCGTGGACGACATCGACGCTGTGCTGACAGCCCAGGGGTTCGGCAAGGACTTCGTGCGCCCCCGTCCCTCAAGCGCCCTGGCGCTGCCTGGGCAGCGGCCGACCAGTGTCAACCCTCTTTCTGCCACAGCGCAGGCCATCATCGGCAACAGCGTCACGCGGTTCAAGAAAATCCTGCTCAAGACCAAAGACGGCAGCGGCTGCGGCCAGCTTAAACACTACGTCGAGAACGCGTCTGAGGATGGCATGGAGCCGCTGTGGCGTGGCCTGCTCAGTTGGGCCAAGGTCTGCGTCGATGGTGACAAGGCTGCGGTCTGGCTCAGCGACCTGCACCCCTACGACCATGACCGGATGCACCGCAAACTGGCTGAGATCAAAGGCCCGTACTCGTGCGAAGCAATGGACGACGCCAACCCTGGCGTGTGCGGTGGCTGCCCGCACCGTGGCAAATTCACCAACCCACTGGGCTGGGGCCGCGAGATCAACGCGGTCACCGAGGCCGTCGAGCTGGAGGTGCCGGTCGAGAACGCAGAACCCCAGCGCCTGTATCGCCCTGAGCCGCCACGCGGCTACGCGTTTGGTAGGTACGGCGGGGTGTTCATCGAGAAGGAAGAAGAGGACGGCGACGGCAACACGATGAAGCGCCAGCACATGCTGCTGCCATACGACCTGTTCCCCGTGGACATCTTGAACAACAACGGCGTGCACGAGGTCCACATGCTGGCCGTGCGCAAGGACAAGATACAAGAGGTGCTCATCCCTCAGAAAAGCATCGCCACCAAAGACGACACGCTCAAGCACTTGGCCAGCCAGAACATCTTGGCTGCGTTCGGCTCGGGCAATGACAAGAACCTTTACGAGTATGTACGCGCAAGCGTGGAGAAAATGAGTACCGAGAAACTACCCGTAACGATCCCCAGCGCCTACGGCTGGCAGGACGACGACAGCTTCGTGTTCAACAGTGCTATATACAAGGCCGGTGCCGAGCCCGTGCCCGTGCCTATCCCGGGGCTGGAGAACATCGTCAACAACACCAAGCCCACCGGCTCGCTCGACGCGTGGAAGGCGGTCATCAACATGATGGTGCGCCGCAAGCTGTGGAAGCACCTGACGATTTTCCTGGCGGGTGCGGCCTCGCCACTCATGCGCTTCACGGGCCTGTTCGGCATCACCGTCCACTGTGCCTCGGCCGAGTCCGGCACTGGCAAGTCGTTGGCGCTGGACACCGCCGCCTCCATCTGGGGCCATCCGATCCACTACCGCACAGGCTCTGGCACATCAGCCGTGGCCATGCAGCAGCGCCTGGGGCACCTGCGCAGCATGCCGCTCGTCACCGACGAGATCACGACCAACAACCGCAACGACTTTGAGTGGTTCCCTGCCTTCCTCTTCAGTATGTCCGAGGGACGCGGCAAAGAAAGGATGGAGTCGGGCACCAACCGTGAGCGGTTGAACCTGTCCGTTTGGGCAGCCATAGCGTTGATGTCATCGAACCGGCCAGCCGTGGACTACCTGACAAGTGTGCGCCAGCACTCATCGGAGGGCGAGCTTCGCCGCCTGATCGAGATGTCGATGGATGAGAAGCTGGAGTGGGACGCTGCCGAGATCGAGATCATCAAGTCCTTGCAGCACAACTACGCCGTTGCCGGCGACGTGCTGAGCCGCTACTTCGTCAACAACCTGGACTACATCCGCCAGCTCGTGCCCAAGACCGTGGCGCAGATGTACAAGGAGTTCAACGCCCCCAACGATGAGCGGTTCTGGATGGCCGGTGCCGGGGTCATCATCGCTGCTGGCATCTTGTGCAACAGCCAGCACACCGGGCTTGCCGACATCCCGCTGCAAGAGATCATTAAGGTGCTGGGCGACACGTTTGTCAGCCAGCGCCAGAGCATCGCCAGTGGCAAGCGCACCGCCGAGGATGTGCTCAACGCCTATATTCAGGAGTACCAGGGCAAGTTTGTGGTGGTCAAGTTTGGCGAGAAGACCGGCGTCTTGGCGGCGTTCAGCGACGGCTCCATCGTGGGCAAGAACACCACACGCGCTGAGATCATGGGCCGCGTCGAGCACGGCGTTGGTGGTGGCGGCGTGGACTTCTACATCGAGGAGCGGCTGCTGCGGGCGTACTGCTCGGCCATGAGCTTTAGCTACACAACCTTCCGCGACCAGATATCGAAACAGTTCATCACCAGCTTCATGCAGCGCAAGGACATGATGGCCAAGACGGACGGGCCGCCCATGCGGGTCAGCGCCGTCAAGATCACCCGACGCGCAGACGACGTAGACGATGTCATCCTACAGCCGCTTATTCCCGTGGCGATCAGTTGACCGCAAGCACGGGTTCTTTGTGCCCTGCCTGAACACAGAAGACGTGCGGCAAGCAGGGCTCAAGGAAGCCCTGCGCTGCCGTGTCTTCGACGCCCAAGCCAGCACCCGCATCAAGGACGGCAAGCTGGGCGTGTGGTTCTTCAGGAGCCTCCAGCCTTACGTATCGCGGCGTTGAACTTGTCTGCCAAGTCCTGCTTGACCCGGTCAAGCTCGTCAAGGCGCTTGCGCTTCTCCTCCGCGTTCAGATCAGTGCGCTTGCGCACCAACGCCTCCTGTGTCCGCACACGCCCCATCAACGTTTCAAAGTTCCGCGCCATCGGGGCCAACTTGATCTCAGCGCGGTGCTCGGCCAAGTACTCCTTCTGCTCCTCCAGCGTGGATGTCTTCTGCATGTCCCTGAGCGTGGCAGCACGCTGCGTGGCTTCCTTGGCGAAGGCATATGCGGAGTCGGCATCGGCACCGCCGTACTTGCGCTGGAACGTGGAGCCGATGATCGGCGTCTCGGTCAACTTGCGCTCAGGTGCTTCGCCTTTTCCTTCGCCCCGCATGAGAGACGACGCCGCCGCCATGATGGCTATTGGTGCCGTGCCGAAGTAGCCGCGTGCCAGATGCTCGATTTGGACCGGGGACATGGGCAAGACCTTGGCCAGCGCCTTGGCAGCTTCCGTAGTGGATGCCGTGAACCGTGCCTCGGGATCGCGGTTCTGCATCGAGGGAGACTCGATGTTCTGGCCCGAGAAGAAGTTCTTGTTGGTGTACACCTCCAGCAGCGGCTTGATGGCCTGCGGCATGAACAGGGAGCTGTAGCCCGGCACGGACGACAAGAACATGTCTCGCAGCGCCTTGAGCTGCTGCTTGTTGTCGGTCTCAGCCTTCATAGCATCGACAAGCGCCACGGCGGCGCTGAAGAACCAGCCCGACTCGTACGGCAGTGGTATCTTCAGAGGTTCGTCCAAGCCCGCCAAGTTAACAAAGAAGTTGCTGTACTTGTCCCGGGGCTTGGCGTTCTTAAACGCCTCGTCGTCATCCATCGCAAACGCGTAGACCAGCCCCACACCAAACAACAAGAAGGCGTTGTTTATGAATTTGCGTTGAATTTTCTGGCGCTCTTCAAACGGCATGTTGCCGCGCATGGCCTTGACCAGCACGTTCAGACCTTGAATCTGCGCGTTCATGAACGGTATCAAGCGGTTGGCGTACTGCACGGTGGGCGAGAGTCCGCGCTTGTAGAAGTTCATGGACTCCATCGTCATCATGTCTGCTTCTACTTCCGACAAGCCGTTCTTGCGGGCGCTGTCGTAGACCAAGCTGCGGGTGGCAGCATCGGCGCGGATCGCGGCCCTGTCCAGCACACCCAAGAAGCGATCAATTGCCGGGCCGTCTTTGCCGCTTGCAAGCTGCGTAGCAAACGTGGACATGTCGTCCGGGTCGCCCGTAAACAGATTGCTCTGGATCAACCCCTTCTCAATCAGGTTTTTCGACGCCTGAGTCTGCCCGACGCTAGTGCGCAGGAACTCGGTACCCGCCATGACCACGGCGCGGAACGGCCCGTAGTTCAAACCGCCAGTAAACGACGCGGCCATCGGGTCACGGATAAGCTGGCGGAAGATATAGGGCGGCATCCGGGTCACGCCCTTGCGCAGCCAATCCCCGGCAATCCCACCGACTTTCAAGAACGCAGGCAGCGTCAGGTGTGCGCCCTCAAGGCTCTTGACCACCAGCTCAGACGGGATGCCCTCCATCACCGTGTTTTCAGTCTTGATGCGCAGCCACCGCTTGCCATCGTCATCCGGGTCTTTCGGATCAGGCTCTTGGTCAAACCGGATGATGTCCGTGCCCGTCGGCCCCTGCCCTTTGTGGATGGGCATAGAGTTTTTATTGTCCTTGCCCTTGCCTTCACCAAACTCTTGCATGGCGTAGGCGATCTCTTTGGTGGCGTTGTTGTACAGCGCCGCCTTGGTGATCAGCATGGTGTTGCGGATGATCGACTCGTTGAGCGGCAGAATTTTTGTATCGCCCCCCTTGAGCTCGGCAAGGTACGGCTGCGTGCGGATGTCGCCAATCGTCAGCGTTTTCTCTCCGCCAAACACAAGCTCGGCGGTGCCGTCTTCGCGCACCCGGTAGTACGGAACGTAGTCGCCGTCTTTGAGCCACTCTTTGGCTTGGGCTTTAGTGATCTTGCCCGAGTCCGCAAGGAACTTGATCTGCCCCTCGTTGTAGGCGTTGTAGCGGCGGCGCACTTCCTCAAGCGCACTCTTTAGGGTTGGGTCGGCGTTGGCTGCAGCCATAGCCGAGGTCAGCTCAGACTCTTGTAACCCCAGAGCGCCAAGGTCTAGCTTGCTCAAACCCTTGTTGGCCGCACGTTGGGCAATCATGTACGTGGAAGCGAGCGCAATCTTTGCCTCAGTGTTCCTGCCGGGCACTGCATTTATGGCGGTGAATATGTCTTCAGCGTTGTTGTCGTTGCTGGACTTGATCCCGCGCAGCCCTTTTTCATCTGTGTAGTACTCAAGCGGCCCGTTAGTAAGCGCAGTGTACACAAGCGGCATGTATTGGTCGGCTTTGCGCACGTTGTACATGGCCTGCGTAAACAGGTCGTCTTTGCCCATGTCCTTAGCACCGCGCTTAAGAACCTCTTGAACCGCTGCACGCATATCCACGGCGTTCATCTCGGCTTTCAACGCGAGATTGCTCTTGTTCCTCTCAACAAAACTTTCTGGTTGGGCAATGATCTTGTCAGCCAGCTCGGTCAGCGCGTTCTCAGATTCGTACTGCGGCTTGGCCGACCTGTACTTCTGCCTTGACGATGCGACTTCTGCCGCCCGATCTACGCCGCCGTAAATAACTTGCCTGCGGGCGTTGGCTACGATTTGCTGCACTTCCTTGTCGGAAACAGTCTGGCCAAAGAACTTTTTGACCCAGCTCTTAATTGCGTTGTATATCGAGCGCAGCACTCCGGGAGCGTTGGCATTGGGGTCCAGCTCGGCCATCTCTGCCAACACTTCTTCAGTGGCATCACGTTGGTCCAACGCCGGCATCTCACGCATCTTGGCGTCAGCTTTTGCCTTTACGTCCCGGTTGCCGTTGTAAATCCTGTCCATCTCTGCGTTGTACTGCGCACCCAGCATGCTGCGCAGACCAAAGTGCCCCGCCACTTCGTGTGACACGGTCAACACCACATCGTTGGGGGTGTGCAGATTGGCCGCAACCAAAAACACTTTGCCGCTCTTGGGGTCGTACAAACCAGGAATCCGGCCAGACATTTTGTCCGCCTGCGCCTGCTTCAAGATGCGTACAGGCAACCCGCTTTCTGTCTCAACGATCTCAATGTCAGGCACCAACGCCCACTCGCTGGTAATACGCTTGACCAAGTTGGTGACCGCTTGCACCTGCAGCCCTTTGCCGGTCTGCTTGATGGTACGGTACTTGACAGAAGCAATGTCACGCTGCTCCTCATCAGCGGCTTCGGTAATTGGCGTTTCTTCAAAACCGCTTTCTTCATCAAACGCCTCAACAGCCGCTGCCGTTGTGTCTTTCTTTTTTGCACGGCGAGCTTTGGGCAGCTCCACATCTGCTTCTTCAAACAGCGCTTCGACCGCGTTCTTCTCGGCTTTCTTGGCCGCACGAATTTGCGACGTTTCATACAACGCCTTGGCTTGGTCGTACGCGTCAGATGCGCGTTGACGCTGTGCGTCAGCAACTTCCAGGGCGTCTCGCGCCAGTTCTTTTTGCAGCGGCGTCTTGGCTTCGCTTTTTGCTCTGTCCAATGTCTGGAAGTTCTCCAACGCCTCTTGGTATGCCGACCTCTTGGCAATCAACTCTGCCGTCGGCCCAAGGCCCATAAGGCGTTTGCCTTCTGCCAGCGCAGCATCTACTTGCTGCGGAGTCATACCCTTTGTAAGCGCATCAAACTGTTTGGTCAGCGTAGCGCGTGTTTCGTCTTTCTTTGCGCCTTTGATTTTGTTCTTGGCCACGTACAAGCTGATGGCATTGGCAGCTTCCTGCGACAACCCCGCAGCACGCAGTTTGATGGCGCCCGACTGCATGATGGCTTTGCTACCACCACGAACGTACCGAACAGACGGGCCTTCACGGCGGGAAGGCAGGCGCATACCCTCGACAGCCGCTGGTTGCTCCGCAGCCTCGCGCTCAATCCCAACCTCAGTGACCCTAACCGGAGCCTTGCCGTACACCTGCGCCAACTCTCGGGTTGTAGCGTTGACCTCGGCGGTGTATTTTCTAATGTCTGCTTGGTTGCCTGCCTTGATGGCTTTTGATAGGTTT